GCCTTATCTAAATCTTCTTTGATGCGCTTGGCTAACTCTTGTCCTGGGTTTCGTCCGTCTTCTTTAACGTCGTTGTCTGCAAAGATAAGAATTCTTTTATATGATTCAAAAAGTTTTGGAAACCAGGGCTTCCACTGGCTGACGCCAGCAACGCCAACAGCGGGAATACCAGCAAGGCCCGAAAGAATAATCGTGTCAATCTCCCCTTCGCAGATGGCGATTGTGTCTGTGTGTTTATGTAAATCCATAACATTGAATAGTCCTATCTTCTGACCAGTAGGCCAAAGGTATTTGGGTGTGCCATCATCTAAGCGGCGAAACTTAATACCAACAACTCCTGCTGGTGTTAGATATGGAATGGATAACATTCCAACTGCCATCTCATGGCCAACGCTAGGCTCCGCGACGCTTCCAAGCTGGTACAAATCCGCCACTTCCAGGCTTATTCCGCGTGCCTCTAGGTAAGAGAGTGTCGCCTCGTTTCGATTGCTGGAGTATCTTGTGGCTGCTTCCGTTAGCAAGTGCCGCTGCTCTGCGTTTAACATCTGGGAATCCTTTCAAGTTTTCCTTGGCTTTGACTAACTCATAGACATCACCAAGTACATTACATACCAAACAATTGTATAACTGTTGGTCTAAATTATATGCAGCCGATGCATGTGAATCTTCATGTATCACACACTTGCAGGCTATCCACCCGTAGCGTGGTGTTACTTGCAATCCATATGCTTCCAGTACTGCACCAAGATCAGGCTTACTCGTTGACAATTCTTGTCCATTGATCAAGTGTCTGTACTACCCAGGCATCTTCGATGCCATGCTGTCTGCGTTTAACAATGACATATGCAGGTGGGACTGCATCTAAGTTGCGAGCATTAGCATAGTTCTCAGCTTCAACGCAAGCCTCGCGCCAGAACTGCGGCAGGTCAAGTTTAACTGTAGCCTTTAGTTCAAAAACGTAAGGCTTGCCCGCTACGATAATGGCAATATCGCCTTCATCGTTCTTCCCCGCACGGGCAAGCCTGTCCGTTATAGCCTGAGGCAGTCTTCCCCTTAACCACTTCAGGACATCTGTTTCGAATTTAGAACCACGTGCCTTGGCTGCTGCTTGCTTAGTTGCCATCAGTAAGTCCTAACATCTCGGCTAAATCTAAAGCGTCCATACGCTCTAATAATTGTAGCGCATTTGCTTTATCTTCGGGTGATGAGACTGCTGGAATTGCATCAACAATTTCACATTTTAATTTTGAAACGTCTGCCATTAGTTATACTCCCAAGAATTAGAACTGTAATTGGTTTGTCTATGTGAATAGATATTCATGCGGGAAGCATCAGACCATAACGATACGTACTTACCACCAGTAGCAGAGTGTGCTGCAAAGCGGTTCTTTACTGCCGCTACCTTGAATTCTCCTGTGTGTGGCACAAGTGCTACAGTCAAAATCATCTCTGGAAGCTGCGAAATTTTCCCTTGGATTGCCTTACGGCTAGGTGGCATATCGGCTTGGCCTTCTGCCTCAGAGGTATGGTGCAGTAGGAAGACTGCTGCCTCTGTCTCACGGGCGATGTGGTGCATTGCCTTAGCAATTTCACGAAGTCCCGACCATTCGTTTTCGTGCATAGATACTACGTTCATAGCATTATCTACAATGAGAAGGTGGGGGTATTCACCAAATGCTTCTGCATATGCTCTGATTGATAGGTCAATCTCATCAAGCGTAGGTGATGGAGCAAAATCAAATCGTAAGTGGGAAATACTTTCCAACTCGTCTTGATAAAATTCCATACCTACCTCAGTTGAGAAAGCTTCTTCAACTGTTGATACCTGTGAACCTGTAACCATTGCTGCTGCACGTATCGCCGTCGTGTAAGCGTCGGTATCTGCGCTGATGTACAGCGTAGGTACCTTCATGTTAACGGCCATGTACAAAGCGATCAATGATTTACCAGCGTTAGGTGCGCCTGCAATCATGGTCAGCTGTCCCCGCCTGAATCTTATGCCCTCTGCTTGCAGAGTTGGGAAGATGTCAGGCAGGATAGCATGATCGTTTGCTGATTTAGCCGCTGCTTGTGACAGCGATAGCATCTATTATCCGCGAAGGAACTTAGGTTCGCACTGGTCTGCTGTACCCTGTGGGGTAGGGCAGAAATAACCCTTCCATTCTTTTGCAGCGCCAGGCTTTGACTGGCGGAATGTCATACTACCATGCTTACATGTGTAAGTACCGCCTGTTGAAGCAACTGGTTGTTGTGCTTGTGCAGCTGGTGCGTTGAACTGTGCTTGAATATCAGCAACGTTGCGTACTGGTGCGCCGCCGCCTAAATCATTAGCTGTTGCTTTAATAAGTGCTGCAACCATACCGATGTCATTAAGGGAAGTTTCAAGTTCCTTTACATTATCTGCATAGATATTTACTAACGTGCCGTCAGCCAACTTATAGTTGATCTGTAGTTTCGTGCTTGGTGATGCGCTCATTTCTTTTCCTTTTCTTTGATGTTTGCTAGTGGGTCATAAATCTGTGCCAGCTGTCCGCCAACGGAGTAACAATAGTCCTTTACTCCACAAGTACCACACGACATGCCGATGTTTGGTAAAAAGATTTCTGCTTGTACACCTGCTTCAAACTGACGAAACATATCAGTAAGTACTGGGTATGTCCATCGTTCAATGCCTATGCTTGGTTCTAATGTGCCAGTACGTGCGCTGTAGTAGGCGCCGTACTGTGGACGCAAACCAAATGTTTCTTCTAATGCTGCTGCATATACACCCAGCTGCATAGATGAGTCAGGTGTACGTGCACCCGTCTTTAGATCCACTACTGTAAGTGAACCGTCTGGGTTTTCAAAAACTAAGTCAATGTAACCCTTAATAAGAACATCACCAAAGGTGACGTTAACTCCAAGTTCAATTGCTGGAATACCTTGCGGTGTTACCCAGACTTTCCAGCTGTTGTTTTCGTAAGACGTAATGAAATCATCCAGCATCTTCTTGCCGTTTTCATCCCACCAGGCTTTGTCTTCCTTGTCAGGGTTAGCTTTGCTAGCCCTTCCGCCTTTACGCCAGTCGTTTGGATTCGTATTAGACTTAGCCTCAACTTCGGCAATCTGTGCCAAGAAAGCTTCGTCCCATATCTTTTGTGTATCAATCATTCTACCTCACCTGTCACAATCTTTTGTGCTATTTGAAGTCCTGATACTACATCAGCGTTATCTGTTTTGTCAATTACCTTTTGGATCCTGATGGATAGTGCCTGTCGCATAATCAACTCAGAGTTAACAAAAGCTGCACGAAAGGCTTCCGTGTTAACCACGTTACCCTTACGTCGCTCTGCTCTATTCGCCATGGCTAAGGCTATCTCCACACTTGCAGTTGTCTTCCCATGCAATGATGTTATCTTTGTATGTGTACCAGATGTACCAGTCGCGTCCTATTTCAAAGAGCTGGCTTCCAAGTACACCTGCTAATACTCCTATAATAAATTCCATTAGTAGTTTTCGATTTCCTCATATGGAACATTTTTAAGAATACGATCTGCTAACTTGCTTAATTTTCTGTCCATCTTTTCGTTAATTGCTTGAACCTTAAGTGCTGAAAATAGTAACACTTTGTTTTTCATTATTTTCCCCATCCTGGCATTGGCGCCGTTGCTTTGCTTGTACAGTCTACACATATCATGTCGAGAAAGTACATTCCGATTTCGTTATCTTCTGTAAATTGCACCTTGAGGTGCCATGTGTTTGATCCGCATGGGCATACCCGTACTGGACCAAGCGATGTATAATCTGCTTTCTCTCCATGAAGAACAGAGAGAGAAGAGATTGGCTTAGGCTTTTTTGCTGGCATCGAATTCTGCTTTAAGATAATTTTCAACTGCTGCGTGAAACGCAGAGCCGCCAACAAACCACCACGCTGGCTCGGATGGGGCTTGCAATTGGCGTTCCAATTGCCAAGCTTTACCACACCTAACCCACGATGAAAAGCTGCTGAATGAACGATGTCCTGATGTTGATGTATTCATTTGGTGAGTATAGTCCTTGATGGTTGATGTGTCAAATCGAAGTTCGATTTGCTAAGCATTTGGGTGTATGGTTATACTATGAGCGTAGCGAATTCGGGTCGTGTGAGAAAGGCTTACGCCTTTCGAGAACGACAAAAAGCCCCCTAGTCCGCGAGGACTAAGGGGCTTAAGGATAAGTCTAAGTGTTAGTTAGTTTCAGGAAATACGTCTTTTGGATTTAACCAACGTAAGATGACAGGCAGCACAGCTGCTAGTCCTGATGCGCCAATTACCTTTGGATCATGGTTTCCAGATAGATACGATGCAATCACAGCAGCGATAAATGCGCGTGACCATGTGCCTAGAATTGTATAGAATTTATTCATGTTCATTTGTTCTCCTTTTTAGGTAAAGGCTTTGGGAGATTAGCCTTAACCTTGTTGACCAACGTTGGTTTTCCCATCCAGGCAAACCAAGGGGAAGTATCGTTCCCGCAGTTTTCCTCGACAGAAACATGGATGTGATGGGGATGTTTATTTGGACCGTTGTATGGCCTATCCCCTTCAGTTGCTCTATCTTTAGACCAGATCTTGCCATTAAAAATTATGTACTTAACTCGTTTGTCAGCCTTTATTTTTTGAAAGATGTCCTTGCAATCAATGCCATTTAATGGGTCGTGAGTTAAGTCAACACCAAAGCCAGTGTCATGGTCTGACTTAATGCCAGCCTTTTTGTCCATAGCAATATGGGCAGCAGATGGCAGTAGGCCATCAGATGCTTTGTTTCTTTGTGGACGTAACGCTGTTGCCTGACGTAGCACGGCTAGCGCAGCTGGCGTTGGACGTTTAGCAATTGTCATTCTTCTATCCTTGACTTGAGTACTTCAACATCAATGCGAATGTATTGCTGGTTTTCTAGTAGTTCCTCAACCTTGTTAATCAACCCAGTCTTGCCATCGTTATACAGGGCGTATTCAATTTTGTTTAGCTTGTCCTTTAATTCCTCTGTATGTTTGACGATTGTATGCTTGGCTATTAAACCAATGCCCGCAAAGAGGGCAGCTCCTACAAAGAAGTATGAGTAGACGATGGTGGCTAGATCAGGTGACATGGCGGTATTCCCTATGTGTTAGACGGTGCGGAAGGTGACATAACAAACGCCACCAAAGCCCTTGAAGCGGCGCTCTGGCGGTGTCATACGAACGAACTGTAGTGATTCAATTACTCCCTGGACTTCTTCTCCAGAGGTAAAATCTTGGTAGATAACGACATCGCCTAAGGCTTCCATCGCTTCTAGTGATGAGAGCCGCTCAATGGCACGACCTTCATAACCTGTCATCATGTTATATCTGTCGCCTTCAAAATCAAAGACTAGAATAGGTACTGAATAAGAACGGTTACGCTTAACTGCTGGTAAAGCTTTGAGTTGATAACCATTAAATGTACTAGCTGTGCCAACTGCATAAGTATCAATATCGGGAAATAGGGTAAATCTAAAAGCAACTGATTCTATTGGTTGATCTAAGTTAGTTCCAATATCTTCTGTTAAGTTATACCCACTTGATACTGTGTAGATAGAACTGACAGTGCCTGCTGTATCTACCGATGAGATAGCAACATTGCCAAGTATTGGTGTTTGAATACGTGGTTTAATTAACTTAAAGTGCTTATCTTCTAGTGTAAGGTAACGGATATATCCAGTCTGAATGTAACCAGATTGATCTAAAATATCAGGGTTTTCAAAGTAAATACCTTCGCCAGCAACTGCTATTGCAAGCAAGTTGG